CGTTAACCTCTGAAGATTTATAACCGCTTTCTTTAAGTTCGCTTATCCACTTTCTAGGTCGACCTAGAAAGTGGATAAGCGAACTTAAAGAAAGCGGTTATAAATCTTCAGAGGTTAACGATTGTATTTTAGTAATGTTATCAATGACACTTGAAGAACTTGCAGACGTTTATAAAAATCCAAAAGCAACTATTCTTGAAAAGACGGTTGCCAATGCTTTAAAGCGTTCACTTGAAAAAGGTAGTTTATATTCACTAGACACTTTACTAAACCGTGCGGTTGGCAAACCAAAAGAAAGTATTGACCACACGACTAAAGGCGAAAACATAAACGAAATAAAGGTTAACATCATAAATGGAACTGAACGCGACAAATCTATTTAAGTGGAATTGGGAGGCACTCACTTCTGAAAAACGGTTTATAATAAACCAAGGCGGTTCACGTTCAAGCAAGACCTACTCACTATGTCAGTTGTTAACTGTGTGGTGTTTACAAAACCCTAACAAAGTAGTTTCGATAGTTAGGAAAACTTTCCCTGCGTTACGGGCAACGGTAATGCGTGACTTCTTTGAGGTGCTTAAAGACTTGAACCTTTACGAGAAGAGTAGCCACAATATGAGTGAAAACATTTACCGTTTTCCGAATGGTAGTTTAGTTGAGTTCTTTAGTATTGACGACGAACAAAAGGTAAGAGGTCGAAAGCGTGATATTGGTTGGTGTAATGAAGCAAACGAACTTTGGTTCGAGGATTTCCAACAACTTAATATGCGAACCGAGTATAAACTGATTTTTGATTACAACCCGTCCGATTCCAGTTCATGGCTTTACGAACTACCAAAAGACGAAAGCGTACTAATCAAATCAACCTACAAAGACAACCCGTTTTTACCTGAAAGTATTAAACGACAAATCGAAGACCTTAAACGAACTGACGAGGCTCTTTATCAAATCTATGCGTTAGGTGAAAAGGCGCTAAGTAAAACAAACATCTTTAACACTTGGGACTTTATTCCTAAACGACCTGAACGGTTCACGAACTTTGTATACGGCTTAGACTTCGGTTACAATCACCCAACGGCGTTAATGCGTGTTTATTGGTGTGACGGTGACATTTACATCGAGCCAGTTATTTATGAATCGTATTTAACAACAAGCGAGTTAATCGAACGATTTAAACAACTAAACATTGAACAAACGGTTGACATACTTGCCGATTACTCAAGACCCGAAATAATTGCCGAAATGCAAAACGCTGGCTTTAACGTGAACAACGCAAACAAGAACGTGAAAAGCGGAATAAACGCCGTCAAGACTTTTAAGGTGTGGTGTCAAGAAGACGACAACCTAAAAAAAGAATATAATAATTATAAGTGGAAAAAAGTTGGCGACAATATTACAGACGAACCCGTTAAGCTTTACGACGATGCAATGGACGCGGTAAGGTATGCGGTAATGTTTATTAAAGAAATGTATTATACCGACGATAGTTACTTGACCTTGTAAAACACGAATCTTAATTTACTATTATAAGATATGGCAATAACAACAATAAACGAACCTTACGATAGGACACCCGCTTACAACCCTATTAAGTTTTTGTACAATTCAACGAATAAAAACAATTTAGGGTTTAAATATATTTTTGACGTTTACCAGTCGGGAACTTCGAACAAAATAGCTGAATATAGGGTTTATCCTCGCTTTGGTGATGGCTACGGCGAAATAGATTTGAGTAAGCTTTTACAGAATAAAGTAAGCTACGACTTCGACCAAGCGTTAACTGAAAGCGACCCTGCGACTAGTAGCTATTACAAGTACGATTTAAAGGTCGGTGAAGAGTTTGTTACGTCTTATTCGTACACGGCAAACTTAGTTAACAATGCGGGTAATATTCAAATTACACCAACCACCGCACACACGTTCGTAGTTGGCGACCAAATCGTTTTAAATGCAGGAGTAACGAATGCAGCTGTAAATGGACTTTGGACGATTATTGCAGTTTCAGGAACAACGAACTTTACAATAAACGCTTTATTCTCAAACGTAGTTGACCCAACGGTAAACGGGTCGGTAAGTTATGCCGACAATAGAAAGACGGTAACACGTGACATCGTAACCACCTTAAATAAATATGTTTTTAATGGTGCTTTACCTTGGGCAGGATTTAGAACTTACGACGAATTGAACTTTATTGCTAACAATGCAACCGCAAGACTATTAACCGATTTACCTAAAACGGGCTTTCGAGTTACTGAAACGCAAGACCTTTGGATAAACGTAATGAATAACTTTGTCACTACTGGCTTTATGGTGTTTGGTAATTCGGATGGCGACATTTTCGCAAAGCCAATAACCGACAACGCTTTAATAACACAAGTCGGGATTGGTCCTAATAACCTTGGAACACTTACTCCGTTGGTTGGAACGTTGCCTTTAATTAAACCAACAACTACTTATTATTCTTTTGTTTATACTGATTCCAGTTACAACGACAATTCTTTAATTTACACTATTGACGTTGATAGGCGCTGCGTTATTGAACCGTTCGAAATTGCTTTCTTGGATAGGTTAGGGTCGTTCGGTAGTTTCGCTTTTCAGTTGAGGGCATACGAACAAGGTAACGTTCAAAAGACGACCTATAAACAAGACGTTACTGGTTACACCGATAGTGGAATGTGGACTTACGGAACGGACGAAAAGGGAACACGTGTAATAAACCCAACCGTTACAAAGACGATTCAATTAAACACCAATTGGCTAACCGTTGAAATGGACAATTATTTTCAGGAGTTAATGACATCACCCGAAGTTTATATTAAAATAGGTTCAAAATATTACGCTTGTATAATTCAAGAAAATAGTTTCGATGTGGCAAGGCAAAAGAATAAGAATTTAATTAAGCATTCAATTAGTGTGATGCTTTCAAACCAAGATTCGATAAATGGTTAGGATACAATTAGAAAACGGCTACCTTGACGTAAAGGACGGGACGGCTTTCCCTTTAAACTTTCAAGTCGGTGACATTCGAGACGTTTCAACACGCAAAGGGGCGTTTAGTAAAACGATAGTTCTTGAAGACACAAAGAACAACCACGACCTTTTAAACCACTATTACGACGTAAACATTGAAGCGGGAACGTTCGACATAAACACGATAACAAAATGTAGCGTAATTCAAAACGGGATTCCTGTAATGGAAGACGCAAGTCTTCAATTAATTTCTGTTAAGAAAACACAAACTAACGACGCTTACGAGCAGTTAGTTACTTACGAGGTTTTAGTTAAAGATAGTCAATCGGATTTCTTTACCGAACTTGGCGCGAGAGAGTTAACCGATTTGAACTTTAGTGATATGACCCATTTGTACACTTCAGCGAATGTTGTAGCAAGTTGGGCAAACACGGTTGCGGATGGTTATAAATACGTATTACCTTATTCGGGTGATAACTTTTACCCGCTCAAAGAAATGAAGCCTGCGGTTTATGCAAAAGTTTATTTTGATAGGATATTCGAGGCGGCTGGATTTCAATATACGTGGTCGACGTTAAGCGCAGCGTATTTCGATAAATTGTTAATTCCTTATAATGGGGACGTTGAATTTTTAGATTTTACGGTTTACGCCGTTGAAGCTGACGAGCAAAGAAATATAACTTATAATACGACACCGCCGGGGCAATCGGTAAGCTTTACCGAAAAGCTAGACAATTGGAATGAAACCCAAGACCCGTTTTTATTATTCGACCCATTAACGGGAACTTACACAAACACGCTTACCGTAGTTCAAGGTAGTTCAATCGACTTAACTTTTCAATGTTACTATGACATTGATTTAAACAACACTTCAGGGGCGACAGCTTACTTAAACGCAATCGGTGGTGGTGGTAACCCTTTGAGTTATTTTTATGCGCTTAGGATTCAAATATACGTAAATGGTGTTTTAAACACGGAGACAAATTTAGCGTCATTTATTGCAACTATTGACGCATTCAGAACAAGCGGAACAAACATACCAAACGGAATTACGAATTTAGGTTCGTTCAATAGATTAATTAACTTGTCCGTTTCGAACTTAAACGTAGGGGACACGGTTGAAGTTTACGCAGGTGTTCAAGTTGAGACTTACGTCCCGCAGGGTTCAAATGGTTATTTAAGGTGGCAAACAATCGGAGGGGTTAATACGGCTTTTGTTGAAACTGAAATAAATAACTTCGATGTAGTTATGAAAATAGTTCCGTCAAATAACAACCTTGCAACGGGTGCGGTAATTGACCCGACTTACTGGATACCTAAAAAAATAAAACAATCGGATTTCGTTAAGTCTATTTTTACAATGTACAATTTATACACTGAAATAGACCCCGACAACCCGAATAAACTAATACTTTCACATCGTGACGACTATTACGACGCAGGGCAAGAGAAAGACTGGACGCTTAAACTAGCAAAAGACCGAGAACAAGACCTTAAATTTTTACCTGAAATAACATCGAAGCGTTTAATACTAACTTACAAAGAAGACAAAGACCAACCCAATGTTAGTTACTTTGATGCAACTAATGAAATTTACGGGCAGGTCGAATACATCTTCGAAAACGAATATGTTAAGAACGTAGACAAAAAAGAAATTATCTTTTCACCTACACCAATGGCGAAAACGGTATTTAATGCGGTTGTTCCATTGATTGCAGGAGCTGCACCAAAGACGAATATAAGAATTCTTTTCGACGGTGGAATGTTCGGTTGTAACCCATTTAATATTTACGACTACGGAACAACGGGACAAATCGGTTTAACACAATACCCGTCAATAATTCATTTTGACAATCCTGATATTCCAACCTTTGATTTAAATTTCGGGGTATGTGATTATTACTTTTACCAACAAAACGTCTTAACCAATAACAACTTATTCAACCTTTACTGGAGACGAACGATAGGGCAAATTGACACGGGTAAAATGTTAACCGCTGAATTTGATTTGCGAGAAACCGACATTGCTACATTAAAACTAAACGACAAGATTCGAATAGACAATTCTTGGTGGAATATAAACAAAATTATTGATTACGATTGCAACAACCCAAGGTTAACCAAGGTCGAACTATTAAGTGTTGACACTGAAATTGACTTTGCTAACTTCCAAACTGGACACCCAATTTTTCCAACTATTTCGGAGGTGGGTAATATTACAGGACCTATAATAAACTCAAACAATGAAAACACGAACGTTATAAGTTTAGGAAGTAACGCTTTAGTTTTCGGACAAGGTAACGTTATTCAACAAGGTTTTCAAGGTGTAGTTATTGGTAATAATAAATCGGTAAGTTCAGGTGATAGTGGAATTTGGACGGACAACTTAAACGGAAAATCTTTAAGTAACTGGCAACCTAATTCTTTAGTTTATAACCCTACATTAATAGACCAAGACTACACACTAACCGCAGACGATACACTTATAATTTCGGACGGTGCAGCTTTGGTTAACGCAACGCTTCCTGCGGTTGGGAACTTTGGCAAAGTTTACGTTATTAAAAACATTTCAACGTTTCAAGTTGACGTTCAAGGAACAGGTGGAGACTTAATCGACGGAGCGTTAACTTACACTTTAAACCAATGGGACGCGGTTACGGTTGTTGACTACGGAACGGAATGGTTAACCATTTAAAACACGAACGAAATTTTTCTATTATAAAATATGGCAGGTACGATAAACGTAGGTACTATTCAAGTCGGAGGGCTTAAAGAACTCAAAGCGGAATTAAAAGCGGTTCGTGACGAATTATTAAACGCTACCGACCCGAAAAGAATGCAGGAACTTGCGGAAGCGGCGGGTGAATTAAAGGATAGGATAGGTGACGCTAACGAACAAATCACCGTTTTTGCAAGTGGTTCGAAGTTTGAACAAATAACTAATTCATTCGGTAGTTTACAGGATTCTTTAATGAACCTAGACTTTGAGGAAGCTTCGGAGAAAGCTAAAATATTTCAACAAACAGTTACCTCAATAAGTCCTGAAACAATTTCAAACGGTTTAAAAGGTTTAACGTCCACGGTTTCGACATTAAGTAAAACGTTTGTTCAGTTTGGAATAATGCTTTTAACCAACCCTATATTTTTATTGGTTGTTGCTATTACCGCAATTGTTGGAGCAATAGCCGCTTTAATGAATGCACTCGGAATACTTCAACCAATACTTGACGTAATCGGTGCGGTGTTTGGTTTTATTGGTGACGTTATTAACATAGTAATTGACGCCATTAAAGAATTCCTTTCGTGGTTTGGTATTGGCGAGGGTGCTGCTGAAGAGGGTGAAGCGAACGCCGAGGAACGCCATAAAAACGAAATGCGCAGACGTGAAGAGTTAAGGGCAACACGTGAAATGAATTTCAATAACGAACAAGCGGAGATTCAAAGAAAAATTGACTTAACGAAAGCCGAGGGTAAAAGTACTGAAGAACTTGAAAAGAAGAAATTACTAGCGTCAATGCGCTATCAATTATCTATTCAAAAAGAATTACAACTTCGTGCCAAGGTAATGGACGCTTTAATAGCCGAAATTGAAATGTCAGATTTGGACGCAGAAATAAAAGGACAGGTTCTTGACGATTACACTAAAAAACGTGACGAAGCTCGTAAAGGTGCGAACGATGCGTTTAATTCAATAGCGGATTCTTATAATCAATTACAAATAATTGAAGCAACGGCGTCAACGGAGTCAACAACTAAAGCAGCGGAAAATAATAAAAAACGAATTGAAGACCGAAAAGAAGCTTTAGAAAAAATTGCAGAACTAGAAGAAAAATTTAGATATAACCAACTAAGCGAACGTAAACAAGAACTTGAAGACATTGATGCAAATTACAAAGAAGCGTTTCAGTTAGCGAAAAAATACGGACAAAGTACGACAACTTTATTAGCAAATTACAACGCAGAAAGACAAGCTGTTAATGACAAGTACGACAAAGAAGAAGCGGAGAAAGCAAAAGAACAAGCGGATGCCCTTAATTTATTACAACGTGAACTTAATTACAAAACACTAAGTGAAAACGAAGCTAATAGGCAAAAAGAAATTGATTCGTTAAATGATTGGTATAAAGAAAAACTGGAGCTATATAAAGACGATGCAACAACAACTAAACAACTTCAAGAACAACAACTACTAGACCAACAAGCGTTAACGGAAAAATACGCAAAAGAAGACGCAGAAAAACTAAAAACATACAACGACCAAATCACGGCACTAAAAAACGAACTTAACCAAGTAGGTTTAAGCGACGAAGAAATCGCACGTCAAAACGAAAGGGCAGCTTTAGAAAATTGGTACACTGAAAAAATGGAACTTGCAAAATTAGACGCTGCGGTTCAAGAAGAAATTCAGTTAGCTTACCAACAAAAGAAAATGGAGTTGTTGAAAGCCGACCGTGATGCCGAAGTTCAACTTGCTATTGAAAAGGGTAACGCCGTCGCAGACGCTACAAAGACGGGAATAACCACCGTTAACGACGTTATTCAAGCCTTTGCAGGTGAAAGTGAAAAGCAACAAGAGAAAGCCTTTAAAATTAACAAGGCTGCAAATATAGCGATGTCAGTAATTGACACTTTAAAAGGTGCGGTTGCAGCTTACACTTCGCAAATAGTTGCAGGTGACCCGACTTCGATTATAAGGGGTGCAATTGCGGCGGCAATGGTTACGGCTGCAGGAAAAGCTAACATTAAAAAGATTGCGGCAACACAATTCAAAGGGGCTTCGGCTTCGGGTGCGCAAGGCGGTGCAGGTTCTTCGGGTGGTGGTGGTGTTCAACCTGCAACACCTCAAACGAATCTTTTCGGACAAGCTAACGAAATGAACACTTTACAAGGTGCGCAAAGTGTTGAAGCTCCGCAAGTTGTTAAAGCGGTGGTTGTTGAAAGCGACATAACAAGCTCACAAAGTAGAATTAAACGAATGGAAGAAAACGCAACACTATGACAAGCTACTATCAACTATTAAATAAACTTGAAACGTTCTTTAATGCTCACATACAAGTTAAAAAATTTGGCGGTGAATTTCGTGAGCAAATGCCTAACTTCTCAACCCTTGACGAACGTTACCCTTTAGTTTATGTTGTTCCAACTTCGGAGACTAGTTTAGAAAACACGAACCAATTTACACTTGACATTTATTGCGTTGACATTATTCAAAAGGATAGGGCCAATATAAACACGATTTTAAGCGATTGCCAACTTATTTTAAATGACATTTACCTTTATTACACCGACGGACCAGATTTAAGTGTTGAGGTAATTGGCAACCCTACAATGACACCTTTAAACAACTTTGATTTGGATTACGTTGCGGGGTGGGTTGGAACTTTTACGTTTGAAGTTAATCAGTATTCGGAGTGTGAGATTCCACTCGAACCAATTACTCCCGTTGTTGTTGAATGCTTACCTGCTAGTTATTTAGTGGAATACGAAAACGGAACGGACATTCAAAGCGGAACAATTCCAAGCGGTGGAAGTTTAACGGTTGTTGTTCCTGACCCTGCTGTTTGTGAGGATGCAACCTACGAAATAACCGACACCGATTTAAACGTACTTTATTCGGGTTCAATTGCAAGCGGTGGTAATTTAGACCAAGTTATTCAGGATTCAGTTGTTAGTAATTCAAACGACACTTATTTAGTTAATGTTTTAAGCGAGCAAAATTTAGAACTTCCAGACGTTACATTTACGGTTGAAAACACGAATGCTTTAGTTGTAAATTCGGCAGTTGTTCCAAGTGTAACAAATCAAACTTTAATTGCACCTGACGGACACGTTCACCTTAAAAAAGAAAACGACGGAACGATAACAAACATTTTTCCTGCAAGTGGTGAAACAATTTACTACGTTGCTAACAATGACTTAACGGTTAATAACGCTTTTCCTTTTGATATTCACGCAACCGAACCTTTAGACATTCGTTTAAAAGACCAAAGCAATACAACGTTAAACCCTACTAGTGTAACCCATAACAACAACCAAAACCACGTTGACATCGTTATTAACACTTCGTCTTTTGCTCCCGTTGGTGCAACCTTAATGAAGTCGGGACAAACAACAAGTTACAGAACGGGAGACGATGGCGACATTGAGGCAGGGCGTGCAACTTCGTTTTCTGTTTTATCATCAAACAATCCATTTGGAAACACGAATAGATTCACTGACGAATTAGGAGGTCAAACGTACACTAAAAATATTGTTATTGATTGGTCAACTTACAACGGAACAAACGTGTTAGGTTATTACCGAGTTGTTAACGCTTCGGATGTTACTTGGAACACGGCAATAGATTCGGCTTTAGCTTTGTCAATAGTTGGATTTACAACGGGGTGGCGACTTCCAAACAAAAGAGAAATCGAAAACGTTTGCAACTATCAATTAACTTCGCTTTTAAATTACGCACCTTTTAATATAAATAACGGAGTTTGGACTTCAACAACCTACCTAGCCTCCACAACAATAGCTTACATTCTTTCGCAATCTTGGGTTAACTTAGTAGCAAAATCTGGATTAAGCGGTCGTTGGATAGCGGTTAGAACTTTCACGGTAAACGGAACAACTTTAACATAAAAAATATGACTTATAAATTTGAACAATTCAATGTTGAAATAATTAACCCTACGGTTGAAGTGGTTAATGTAATTGATAACATAAACACGAAAACTTGCAACGTTGACGTTTTACTAACTACGGACACAGCTGAATTCGGAGTAACTTTAAACGGGTTTACTTATTTGGAAACTTGGGACGATGCTGACGTTGTTAACTGGGTGGGTATTGAATTACAAAAATACGTTGTAAATGGCTAAGTTTAAAGTAAAATACGCAACTCGAAACAAGTTAGCTAAAGCCTTACAAAAAGAAGTTAGGCAATTAGGATTAATTGACACGGGTGCGCTTTATGATTCGATAAGGGTTTCCGCAATGACGGGAGACAAACTAAACGAATTAAACGTAACTATAAACGCCCTATATTATTATTTATTTCAAGACAAAGGTGCAGACCTTTGGAACGGTGGTGTAATTACACCTCAAGACATTACTCAAAAATGGGTAAATAGTTCAAGTGTTCAAGCTATTTTTGGTGAAATTTTAGGCGAGTATATTGCGTGGCAATTTGAAAACTACCCTTTACTACAAATGGCTACAATATTAAACAACCCACAAATAAAAATAGGCTTTAATTTATACGGTGACCCTAGCGGAAAATGGAATTTACAAATACCTCCAGGTTCTTATTAACTCAAAACGTGCTTCATTGAAAGCATATTAAACACAAAGGTTAAATTAAGGTCGGTGATGGCGTCAATTTTCGTGATGTCTTCACCTGCTAAATTGTAAAGTAAAGACTCCCAAGCGAACTTTGAACGCTTCTTTTCGTTTTCAGCTTCCTTTTTTTCTTCGGGAGTTAGTTCAGTTGTGTCCTCTTCGCCATCGAATTGAGGTGCAAATAAGTTTTCATATTGTTTAGTAAAATTATCTCTAAATTTTAAGTATTCGTGAACTACTCCGAACACTGATGTAACGGGTATTTCTTTAAACACTTCAGCGCGTTCAAATAAGTTGTATTTATAAGGTTCAAAAACACGATTTCCCCACTCATCAAAGTTGGTTTGTCTGTAAAATATTGCGCAAATAATCGGTATATTTCCGATTTTGTCTTTAACCGTGAAGTAATCGGTATCAATAAATTCGCCTAGGGTAATTTTTTCGAAAGGTTTAAACGTGAATTTATCAATTTGTTGAGTAATCTTAACCCGTGGTTCTTGCCGTAAGAATTTAAGCGGTTCGATTAATGCGTTAAGTTCGTCAATTTCTAGGTCGTAAAATTCATCGGGGTCTTCGTCCGCTAAAATCGAAAGCATCTCGACTTGCATTTCAAACAACGAATCAAATTCAATTTGTTCTAGTTTGGCAAGTTCAATGAATTGATTAACCGTTATTTGATTCCACGACTGCGGCAACTTCATCGGTCATCTGTTTAGCGGTGTCTTTTAATTTTTCGGCAACGTAAGCCATAAATGGAAGTGCAATTTCAGCATTTAAAGACTTAAATAAATTTGCTTTGTGTTTGATGTGAGCGTCCGAATAATGTTCAACCGTATCGAGGTCTTCACGTTTAAATATTACCGCCAACATTTTACTAACGTAACGGGTCGGGTCTTTCTTAATTATCTTTTCAATGTGCTTAATGTCACGAACTGAAAGTTTAAATTTCTTGTCATAACTAACATATTTATAACCCTCAAGTTCAACCGTCTTTTTAAACTTAGTCGGTGCTTTATAAGTTACGGTGTTAAATTCTTTAACCTTGTCTTTGAATTCAGAAAAGTCCATTTCGTTAACTTCGTTTTCATCCGCTCCAAGGTAGGTGAACACGGACACCCATTTTTCAAAAGCGTCTAGTTCTTGGTTATTTGTGAACTCGCTAACCTTTTCAAATTGTTCAATAGTTAGTTCGTTAATTACGTTTGGAATTTCTTGCTTACCTAGTTTAATCATCTCTTTAAGTTTTCAACAAATATAAAAAAAATAACAAACAAATTTTTAACCTATTATAAGGTATGGCTAAAGATTTACCTCTTTATAAAATTACTATTGAAGAAGAATATAGCGACGGCGAAGACTTGGGAATCGATATGATTGCGTTCACGTCAAAACCTGCGGTGATGGTTAAAGGTATGGCGTTTAATTCAGCGCAAATTTTCCATTTCAAAGACGAACCTAAAATGCGAATTGTAGCACCTGCAATGATTCCAATGAATATATATAGAAACGACGAGGGTGAGGAATACTACGTTCAATTTACCGAACAAGAAATCGAAAACATTTATTCAAAGTTTATGCAGGACCTAAACAACCAAAATTTGTTTAACCTTGAACATACAGATAAGAAAGTTCCTGCATATATTCTCGAAGCGTGGATTGTTGAAAACCCAAAAGAAGACAAGGCATTTTCTAGTTATGGTATTGAAGTCCCAAAAGGAACGTTGATGCTAACCGCCCAAATAACGGACAAAGAATATTACCAAAAATTGGTAGAAAGTGACCAAGTTGGCTTTAGTATTGAGGGGTTTTTAGGTCTTAAATTAAGCAACCAAATAAACAAATATAATATGAAGTTACCAGACGGAGAACACCTTATCGAGGGTAAAATCTACGTTGTAAAAGACGGGGAAGTTATCGAGATTAAGGAGGAAGTTCCTGCGGAAATGGAAGCGGAATTAGCAGCTGAAGAAGTTGTTGAGGAAGAAGAAATCGAAGCGGAAGAGGTAGCGGCAGCGGAAGTTAAAGAAGAAGTTAAAGAAGAAATCGCAATGGCGGTTGATGTTGAAACTGATTCGGAAGCGGTTCTCGCTATCGTTCAACCTGTTTTAGACGCTTTAGCTACCGAATTAATGAAAGCTATCGCAGAAGTAAAAGCATTGATTCCAGTTTCTGAAGAAGTGGAAGAAGAAGAAGTTGAATTGTCGGAGCAAAAATTCACGGCAATTGACAGACTAAAAAAATACAGACAATTATTTAAAGAAAATTAAAATGAACAGAAAACTTAAATTCGATTTAGACATCGAAACTAACGCACTACTTTGTGCAAACCCTGATGAGTTTTACTCACGTGCTTATTTAACTGAAGATTTAGTTGATAATTACCGAACTTTGCCAGGCATTAAGTCAGCTACTAAATTAGCAAATGTTGCTTTTGGTAACATCTTGAGAGCATCAAATTGTAACTTTACCGCTCCAACTGATTCACTAGATGCAATCGATATCGATGTTTGTCCTTTGTCAGCAATGGCGCAAATTTGTCAATTTGATTTGGAACAATCTTTTGTTTCTTTACAAATGGCGCAGGGTTCAAACGGTGACTTTACGGTTGCTAGTTTTATGAACTACTATTGGAACGAAATGAGTTTGAAGATTCAAGAAGACCTTGAGTTAATTCGTTGGCAAGGTGACACGGCTTTAACTGAAGACCCTATTCTTGGACTTTGTGACGGGTATTTAAAGAAACTTTGCGGTGATGGTGACGTTATCGGAATTCCTTCTGTTTCTGTTGATTCAACAAACGTAATCGCTGAAATGACTACAGTTTATACTTCTTTACCTGCTGCGGTTATCCGTAAAAAAGCGGACTTGAGATTTTACGTTTCTGCTAACGTTGCTGCTGCATACGAACTTGCTGCCGCTACTGGTAACACTCAAACTTACGTTACACTTCCTTTAGGCTTAACTTTCCTAGGTGTTAAAGTTGTTGTTGCTGACGGTATGCCGAATGACACAATGGTATTAACTTTGAAATCAAACCTTATCTACGCATTCGACGGAGAGGGAGATTCTAAAGCGTTGAAAGCGGTTAACCTTACTGACACGGTTGCAGAGCCTTATTTGAGAACTCGTGCAAATATGAAAGTTGGTTTCTACTATACCAACCCAACAGAAATCGTTGCTTATAACGAGTGCTTTGGTGCTTAATTAATTTAATTACTAACAATAGAGGGGGTCGGGGTTTACCCTTACCCCTTTTTTAATAACTTATAAAAATGGCTTGTACAACTTTAGAAGCGATTGTTAAAGGATGCGACAATAACATCGGTTCAATTACAAAAATTTACATAAACGATATGTCCGAAGTGACTGCGGTTAACGCAAACACTGCAACTTGGATAATTGGTTCAATAACTCACACTTCGCCTTTCTTGGAGTTTGAGTTTAGAAGAAACACTTCAAACTATACCGAAGAAGCTGCAATTGATTTAATCAATGGTTCGTCTTTCGTTACACAAACAATTAACTTAATGTTTCACCGTAGAGAAGCTGCGAAGTCTTTGGCTATTAAAATACTAGGCGAGGGACAAAGAGACCTTTCAGTAGTTGTTTTGGATGGAAACGGAAAGTATTGGTACTTTGAAAACGTTCAAGTTACTGCATACGGTGAGGGTTCAGGAACTACAAAAGCGGATGGTTCAAAATATTCACTTGTATTGACAGCTGAAAGCGAACACCTTGCATACGAAGTTGATGATTCAGTTATCGCTGGATTACTAGTTTAACCAAACTAAAATCTAATAAGACCCTCGGAGAAATTCGGGGGTTTTGTGTTTTATAACAAATTACGTATTTCTACTATTATAAGATATGATTTACCTAGACAAAGGAGAAATAAACACTTTCGCGTTAACACTTACGGAGAATTCAACTATTACGGCTCCCGTTTGGTTGTTCGTGTTTGAGAACGAATTCAATACAGCTTCAGAACCTATTTATTGGGTGGGTGTTGACACTTCACCTTATGTAAATAGATACAATTTATTCACTTTAGAAGAGGGCGTTGACCTTACTTTAATTATTGGTCAATATACATATTCAGTTTACGAAAGTCCAGTTCCTATTGTAGTCGACCAAAACACGAGCGCAAGTGGTTTAAACTTAGTTGAAGAGGGTCGAATGGTAGTAAGTGGAACGGCAACAACATCAATATACGATTAAATGAAAATATTCGGATTCGAAATAGGAAAAAAAGAAAGCGTTCAAGTTGTTGAGGGCAACAATTACCAAGCGTTTTCAACACCTTTTTTAAAGGTTGGTGAGGGTAATCTAAGTTTACCATACGTAAACCCTAGACAACAAGTTAATGGTTACATTCGATTCGGTTCGGACAACCTTTACCCACAGCTTTTAAATCAAATGTACTTTACTTCGCCGTTACACGGTGCAATAGTAGACTACAAAACCAACGCTGCGGTGGGTGGTGGCTTTGAATTGACGATTTCAAAGGATGCTACGGCAATGGAAAAGGTAGACGTTTATACATTTGATAAGCGTGTTAACCTTAAAAAAATGATTCCAGTTGTAACGAAAGACGTTATTATTCATAACCGCGTTTATTTTTATTTATGCTTTAACCAAATTGGTGACGTTATTAAGATTAAACATATAGGTGCTGAAAAGGTAAGACGTGACAAATACGGAGAAAACTATTTTATTTGTGACGACTGGAACTCACAAATCGATATTAAGACGGTTAAACCTTACAAGTGGGGAACAAATCAAAGAGAATGCTTATATGTTTGGGAATTGCACTCGGTAGGACAAGACGTTTACCCTTTACCACAGTATTCGAGTGCTATGAATTGGGCGTTTTTGGATGGTGAAATGAGTTATTTGCAGAAGTCTAATATTATAAATAGTATTTTCCCAAGCTTTGCGATGATGTTTCCTAAGAAACCACAAAGCGAAGAAGAAAAGGTTGCTATTAAAAACACTATTGACAAGGCTAAAGGTGCGCAAAATGGCGGGAAAGCAATTGCATTCTTTGCGAATAATGCGGAAAGCCTACCGAAAATCGAATCCATACCAACGAATTCAAACGACAATTTATTTCAAAACACTACCGAAAGCATTGATTCAAAAATTTGTCAAGCGCATATTATCGACCCTATATTAATGGGAATCAGAGTTAGCGGAAAACTAGGTTCAGGTAGTGACATTAAACAGGCTTATATTATATTCGAGAAAAACACGATAATTCCTTTAAGAGGTATTATTGAAGAAATATTCAACGACTTAATGGAAATTTGCCAAGTTAAAGCAACCTTAACTATAAACAACTTCCAAATAGTAAACGAAACAATTGTCGAGAGAGACGAAAACGTTTCAGCAATAAACGACGCTTTGAGTACAATGCGACCAGAACTAGCGGTTAAAGTTTTGGAAAATATGACCGTTAACGAAATTCGTGCAATGGCTTCTTTACCACCGATTGAAAACGGAGATTCTAATAATCAAACACCTGCGCAATGATTTATTTTATAACTGAAAACTATTTAAAGACGCAAACACCAATAACGGCAAATGTTGACGTTAATGACGTTGTTCCTTATATTAAAACTCAAAGCGATATGCGAGTTCAACCAATTCTTGGAACGTACTTTTACAATTATATGCTAACGGGTTACAACGCGCAAACCTTAAACAACGACGAAGAAACACTAGTTACCTATATTCAGCCAGTCGTTGCGTGGCGAAGTGCTGAAGACGCCGTTTTTGGGTTAAGCTACCAACTTAAAAATAAAGGTATTCAACAACAATTCGGGGACTATTCAAGCCAAGTGACACAAAACGAAGTTGTATTTTCAATGGAACATTACGCACAAAAGGCAAGTTTTTACGAAGCTAGGTTGTTTAAATACTTAAAAGAAAACAAAGCCTTGTTTCCTGAATTCATTTCGGACTTGAATAAGGATAGCGACATTAAACCTGCTAAAAAAGAAGACACTGGATTCACTAATCAAATTTTAATTTTGTGAAAATAGCAAGTTATATTTCAGGCTTATTTAAAGCGTTATTAATATTTTTAAGTCCGATTAAATACATCGTTTTATTGGTTGCTTTATCGACTATTATAGACACTTTGTTCGGACTTTGGAGGGCTTATAATACGAACGTTTCAATTCAATCTAAAAAGCTACGCCACGGCTTTGTTCCTAAGTTAATAACTTATTGCGCTGCGGTTATTATAACTTATTGCACCGACTTCTATATTTTAAACGACCTAACACAAACGGTTGTTGCAGTTGATTTCTTAAGTACTAAATTGTTAGCGTTGGTTTTGATTTCAATTGAGGTCAAATCAATGGACGAAAGTTTCAAGGCGGTTAAAGGTTATTCGTTTTTAGAAAAGGTAATAAACACGGTTCGAAAAGTTAAGGACGTTAAAAAAGAACTTCAAGAATGATTAACCTTGAGAAACTTTTAGGGTTTATTTTAGCTTGTTTATTAACGGCTTTATTTTTATTATTCTATGGTTGTTCGGCGTCCTATCACATCAACAAGGCTATAAAAAAAGGTGCAAAGATTGAAACACGAATCGACACGGTAAGAATTTATTTCAAAGATTCAATAATAAAAGACGGCTTCAAAGAATATTTTTACAACTACCGTGACACTATCGTTCAAAATAACACGGTTTACGTACCTAAAACTAGATACCAAACGAAAACCGAATATAAAATAATAAAGGAACAGATTCAACAAGACGCTAAAACAGACAGAGTTAAGCTAAAACAAGACGCAAAGACGGAACGCAAAGAAATACAAGTGGAAAAAAAGACCAGTTGGTCCAGCGTAATGAAGTTTTTAGCGGTTATTCTTGGACTTGTTGCCCTTATTATAATACTTTTAAAAACCAATAAAAAAATAGGGTTATGAATAATGTGAGAAAATACACCGATGCGCAGTTACTAGACAAGGTTAAAAGCTTGGAGACTTTTGAAAAAATACCGTCTAATTACTGGGCGTTATTTGTGCGCTCAAACGAAGATGCTGCCGACAAGTTTGACGATAAATGTTACATCTTTAAAGGGTCGAAATTTGTCATGGTAACAACTTGCACCACGAACAAAGGTCACAAAGGGACGGGAGTTGTTGAGGCTAACGTTTGGAACTACGACGGTTATTATTTAGGATTGCACCGAGGGAAAACACCAGCTGGAGTTCAAAGAAAAGGTTTCCCGTATCGACGAGACTTTACAACGGACGGAAAAACGAACCCAACAACCGAGATAAAAACGGACATTCGAGGTTTTAATTTTCACGCTGCAACACACGATTTAAAATCAACTAGAATAGTTGAAAACATCGGCGGTTGGTCTGAGGGTTGTTTAGTGTTTAATAATACGCCTGACTTTGTTAAGATTCTAAACTTAATGAAACCTCAATTTATTTGGAGTTTTGTAATTGTAGACGAATTCGAAGCGGCATAACAACCGCTTTTTTTATTTACCTAAACCTTTTTTATGCGTAAACGCTTATTCTTTGACATTGAAGTTAGTCCAAATATTGTTTTTAGTTGGCGAAGTGGTTACAAATTAAACATTGACCCCGACAACATTATCGAAGAAAGGAAAATTATTTGTGTTTGTTGGAAGTGGGAGGGTAAAGACGAAATTCACTCGTTAACTTGGGATAAAAAACAAGACGACAAGAAGCTTTTAAAAGACTTCATTAAAGTAATGAATTCAGCGCACGAAATAATCGGACACAATTCGGATAGGTTTGACGTTAAATGGCTACGTACACGGGCTTTATTGCAGGGCGTTGATATGTTACCCTATTACGTATCGATTGACACGCTTAAACACGCTAAAAACGGCTTTTATTTCAATTCAAATAAACTGGACTACTTAGCTAAATTATTTGGTGAGGGTCAAAAGAAAGATAACGGCGGTTTTTCAACGTGGAAAAAGATAGTTTTAGACAAAGATGCTGAGGCTTTGGGGTTGATGGTTGACTATTGTAAACAAGACGTGATAATTCTTGAAAAGGTATTTAATAAATTACAACCTTACGTTCAAAATACGACCCATTACGGAGTGTTATTTGGCGAAGAAAAGTATTCGTGTCCTACGTGTTCAGGTTACAATATAAATTTGCATAAAAGATACACTACCAAAATGGGAACGTTACGCTACCAAATGTATTGCAAAGACGGTTGTCCCGAAAAGTTCACCATTTCACATAAATGCTACCAAGACTTATTGACACATAAAATAAAAGAAAAAAATATTTCTTAAATTAGCCTATTCTTGTTTTTAAGTAGGTTAGGTTTGATTCAGAAAGGGGTGCTTTAATTAGCACCTCTTTTTTTATGAAAAAAATTTTCATTCGGAAACCCTTGATTTTATTGGTTTTTAGAAAATAATCGAAAAAAAATTAAAAAAAAGTTCAGAAAAGTTATTCACAATTAAAAAAGTTATTTACATTTGTAAGGTAATCAACAACGAAAAAACAGAAATATGAAAACAATATTAATCGAAGATTTAAGAACAAAAAAAGGAGCATTAGAATCTACAAATAACGCTTTAAATTCTAATTTAGAAAACTGGGAACGTAAAGAATTTGAGCAAGTAAAGCAATTATTAATTAATGAAATTCAAAGTTTAGAATATAGAATTAATATTTTATAATTAATAAACGGGGGGTGCGCATCCGTAACGCACAATTAAAAACAAGAAAAATGAAAGACTTCTTAAAATTTGCACTAGCAGTTTATTTACTAGGATTAATTATCGGAATTATTGAATCACTTTAAAAACACGAAAAATGAAAAATTTAAACTTATACATCTATTTAGATTTAGAATGCGTTGAGTTCACGCTTAACGGTACTGACTACCGTGTCGACTTTCAATACCAAAACTTTTGTTGCATTTACAATTCAATGAAGTTTTCTTATGTTAACGACAATCACGATACAGTTGAAATACCATCAACCGCTTTAGAAAGCCACGGCTTCGACTTAGACTTTATCGAATGGGTTCACGAAGAAATTAACGAACGCTTAAAAGACCATTTCGAAGAGTATTACGGAGAAGAAGACGACGATAGTTGGAAAGACAAATATTATTCACTTAAATACGGATTTTAAAATGAAACAGACAGCAGTAGAATGGTTGATAGAACAATTAGATGGCGAAAATCATTTAACACAAAATGAAATTAAACGAGTAATTGAACAAGCCAAAGAAATGGAAAAGCAACAAATTGTTAATGCTTGGTTCGGTGGATATTTAAACGGAGAAATTAAAAGCGAATTAAAAAGTGAACAATACTACAACGAAACCTTTAAATCAGAATAGAATGAATTACATCGACTTAAACACAATAATTGAATACTGGACACGTAAAAAACACGAGGGAGACAAAGGTGGTTCATTTAACTTACAACTTTATTTACAAATTTTAAAAGCCAAAAGCAATGAAATACAACAGGGGAAAAATAGCTAAATTAACAGAATGCACTAAGTTCGAAATGATAGACTTTTATAATGCGTGTCCGTTCGTTTTTGAGGGTGATTTAATCGACACTAGAAAAAGAGAAGTTGTATTGTGGAGGTCTGTTGGTATGGTTTGGAAGTGGTTAAGCGGTGCGTCACTTGCCGAAGCTGGAAAAGAATTTCACCGAAACCACGCCGTAACGATTCACGCTATTAAAGCAGTGGTTAATGCTTACGAGGGTTACGGACACCCCGAAATTGTTCAAAACATCGAAAAGGTTAAAGCGTGTTTTCCTTTAAATTACTACCCTGAAAATGATATTTGGGTTAATTACGCAAAAAATTTAGTTCGATTAGACGGACTTATCGGAAAAATGTTATAATTTTAAACAATCAAATCTAATAAAAATGAAAAAACAAGAACAAATCGTTGAGGTTGCGGCCTTAACATTCCTGCAAAAGCTTCACAAAGCAAAGCAATCAATTAAAAAGGTAGCAAAGAACGCTAAAAATCCACACTTTAAGAACAATTATGCCGACATTAATGCAATACTTGACGAGGTTGAACCAGTTCTACTAGAAAATGACCTATTATTATTACAACCAATTGAAGACGGTTATGTGTTTAGTCGAATAATCGATATCGATTCGGGTGAAATTTGCGAGAGTTGTATGAAATTACCCGAGATTTTAGACCCTCAAAAAATCGGTTCGGCAGTTACTTATTTTCGCCGTTACACGCTTCAAAGTTTGTTAAGCTTACAAGCTATCGACGACGATTCGAATTTAGCAACAGAAGCTATTAAAACGCAAAAGCCGACTATTTCAGATGAACGCTTTCAAAAGGCTTTAACTGCTATTGAAGACGGACTTGCCACAAAGACAGACTTGAGTAAATTTAGTTTAACACAATCACAAATTAATCAACTTAACCAACTATGAAAACAGTAAAAAGAAGAGGTTCAAGACCTGAAACCATTTCAAAGTATTTAAATTGTTTAACGGCTTACCAACAAAAAAGCGGAAAATATTCTGATTTAAGAATTTTATCAAAGCAATTTAACACTTCAAATAATTTTCCTTATTTCTTAATAAAAAAAGAAATAATTTATAAAAAAAATAATGGCTTTTATTATTGGAATGACGTATACGAGCCAAATATTAAAATTGTAAATTCTTTTTTAGATGAAATATTTGATTTTAATCAAACAAGACGTTTAAAAGAAATAAGCCAAACACCTACTTTATTCGACCAAAAAAGACAATACAATCGTAAAGTTAAAATTGAACCTGAAACATTTCAAGAACAACCTAAAATTGACAATACAAACACGGTTCAAATAGGAGTAATTAGAAAATTTATTAAATGGTTATGGTAATGAAAATAAGATGCAGCGCAATCGGTAAAATAATGACTAACCCTCGGAGTAAATCCGAGGTGTTAAGCCAAACGACGAAAAGCTATCTTCAGGAATTAGCACTTGAACATTTATACGGAATCAAAAAAGATTTTAATTCACGTTACACCGACAAGGGTAACGAAGTTGAACAAGCTTCAATTGAATTAACAGAACGTGTTCTTGAGTTGGGTTTCGTAACAAAAAACGAAGACTATTTTGAAAACGATTACATTAAAGGAACTCCCGACGTAATAACGGATAAAATGGTAATCGATGTTAAAAGTTCGTGGAATGCTTTAACGTTCCCGTGGTTCGAAGACGAACTTCCAAATAAAGACTATTATTACCAAGTTCAGGGTTACCTTTGGTTAACTGGAAAACCTTTTGGAATGGTTGCTTATTGTTTAGTTAACACCCCTTTAAATATTGTAGACGATGAAATCAGACGGACAGCGTGGTCAAAATACGAAATCGAACCTAGTGACGAAACTATTCGAGATGTTATGGCTGCTCACAATTTCGATAATATACAAGAAGACCGAAGAGTAAAGGCTTATTTATTCAACTACGATGAACACGTTATCGAGCAAATAAAAACACGAATAGAAGAATGTAGAAAATACTTTAATACCTTAATAAAATGAATATAACACACGAAAACGAACCGATTCAAAACGACGATAGCGTTTTAATGGCGGTAATGGCTAAATACTGGGAGCGTTCCCGAGTTGGACAAGCAAAATACGGGACTAATTTAGACCGATTAGACGTTGAATTTAGTCAATGGCTTGAACACTTACAAGAGGAGTTAATGGATGCAACGCTTTATATTGAAAAACTTAAACGATATTAGTATGAAAACACCAGTAATTTTATTAATTATTTTATGGTCAATTGGACTTTTAATAAGTGCAAAAAAACACGGACAACCAAGAGGTGAGTTTAATCTCTATACTACAATATATGCGGTTGGAATTGAATTTTTACTTTTATATTGGGCAGGATTGTTTAACCTTTAAATTAGAACAAAATGAAAATAACACTTGAATTTGAATCAATGCAAGATGCTGAACCGTATTTAAAAGGGTTAGATTACCACGTTGCTTTGTGGGACTTTAACCAGTGGATGCGTTCGCAATTAAAACACGGAGAACTAACACAAGCTAAATGGGAAATTTACCAAGAAATACGAGAAAAATTCTTTAGTATATTAGAGGAAAATAAAGTAAATTTAGATTAAAATTAAAAAGTTATGACTTACGACAACACAAACACGGGTGCAATATTTAAAAACGACAAAAAAGCGGATAACCACCCCGATTATAAAGGTAAAATAAACGTAAAAGGCGAAGACTTCGAGATAGCCTTATGGGTTAAAGACGGTAAAAATGGCAAATTTTTCAGTGCGAAGATTAGCGAACCTTACAAGAAAGACGTTTTTGAGGGTTTGGAACAACCGAAAACCGACCTACCGTTTTGAAAGCATATTATTTAATATACCAATCGGAGGGTGTTCGAGATTGGCGAATAGTCCAAGCGCATTCAAACGAGGATGCTGTTAAAAAAGCGGACATTCACCCTAAATTAATTTACCACGTTTCGACATTAGAAGCTTGGGAGAAATTCAACCAAGAACGTAGAGGTTTTTATAAATAACACTTTCGTTTTTTTTATATTATTAAATAGGTCACTTCCAACGTTATATGACCTAACTAAAATTTTTAGACCCTTTGTAATGAAGTAGAAGTTGGAAGCTATGGATTTACAGAGGGTTTTTAATTTAAAATAATTTATATGCAACTTTTAATTAAATCAATGAATTCAGATGGTGAAATTGAATTTTATCGAACTGACGAGAAAGAGTTAATGGTGTCAATTTTAAACGGTCACGGTGAAACATATTACACTATGAATGAATACGAAATTAAAGCTTTAGTTGACTATATAAAATTAACAGATGAGCGGTTGGGTTAAAATACATCGTCAATTTTTAAACTGGGAGTGGTTTAACAAAAGCGAAGCGGTTCATTTGTTTATGTATTTACTTTTAAAAGCTAACCACGCCAAAGGAACTTGGCAAGGTAATACAATTAACAAAGGTCAGTTTATAACTTCATATGGTAAGATTTCAAGTGATACGGGAATATCAATTCAAACGATTAGAACGTTATTAAAAAAGTTTGAAAAAACGAACGAAATTAACACGCAAACAACAAACAAATTTACACTTATAACTATCTGTAAATATGAGACTTACCAAAGTGAAGAAAAACCAATTAACAAGCAAGTAACAAGCAATCAACAAACAACTAACAAACAACTAACAACAAACAAGAATAATAAAGAAGAAAAAGAAAAGCAAAAAGGTTCGATAGAACCACTTAGACAACCAAAACTAGATATTAACGGATTCGTAATAATTGAATAATGATAATAAACCACCGACATAACGACGAATTTTTAGAATTACTTCGTTTAAATAAAGTTCCTATTGGTAAGGGTATAGGTATAGAATTAGACGAATACTTAAGATTTAAAGAAGCTAGTTTCAATATTATTTTAGGACACGCTAACGTTGGAAAAACGTACTTTGTTTTGTATTATTTACTTTGCCTAAGTGTGAAACACGACCTTAAACACCTAATTTATTCAGCTGAAAACACGGTTGTAGGAATGAAGCGTAATTTAATTGAATTGTATTTAGGTAAAAAAATAATTGAACTAACCGAAAACGAACTTGAAACAGCAAAAAACTTCATTGAACTACATTTTGATTTTATTGATTCAAGTAAAGCCTTAACAATCGAGGATTTTATGAAAGGCGTTCAGGAATTAGGCAACTACGATGTTTTAATGATTGACCCTCACAATTCGTTTTTAAGACCTAAACACTCAAACTCGCACGAATACGACTATGAAATGGCTACTAAGTTAAGGTTGTTTGCCAAAAAGACGAATACAACAATTTATTTATGTATTCACGCTGCAACCGAAGCCTTAAGAAAAACACACAAAGACGGAGACTATGAAGGTCACCCAATGCCTCCAAATATGGCGGACGCCGAGGGAGGTGGTAAGTGGGGAAACCGTGCGGACGATTTTCTAGTAATTCATCGTTACGTTGCTGACCCGTTAAATTGGATGTATACACACGTACACGTTAGGAAAATAAAAGAAACGGAAACGGGAGGTAAGCCAACGCCATTAAACCAAGGTGTGCTATTTAAATACGAATACGGCACGGGTTTTACTTGTGCAGGAATTAACCCTTTAAAATAAAAACTATGGACAAAGCACTTAAACAAACACTAGCATCCGTTAATTTGTCGCTAACGATTAACAAAATGATTTTCCGCAAGAAACTCGAACCTAAAAAAGCGGAGGGTATCGAGGTAATTATTAAAGACCTTTTGTTAGTTGATGAGGTGTTTAAACAACTGAAAGACGAAAACAAGATTTTAACGACTAAACTATTTCAATTAAATTTGGAATTAATGAAAGCTAACCAACGAATAAATGATTTAAGAATTTATGAAGACTAAAAAATGCAAATACTGCCGTTCAGAGTTCACACCATACACCTCACTACAAAAAAATTGTTTTCACGACCTATGTGTTAAGGCAATGATAAAAGAACACGAAGTAAAGCAATGGAACAAGAAAAAAGCGAAGTTAAAAAAGGACTTAATGACCGCCTCTGATTGGTTGAAAATAGCACAAACCACGTTTAATAAGTTCATTCGTCTTCGTGACGCTGGGCTTCCGTGTATTTCGTGCGGTGAAAAGCCTAAAAAGGAAAACGGCGGGCATTATTTCAGCGCAGGGGGACACGCAAACGTTAGATTTAATGAGGATAACGTTCATTTACAATGCGAACGATGTAACCAATTTTTAAGTGGCAACCTTTTAAATTACCAGATCGGTATAGAAAAACGAATTGGAGGACAAAGATTACTCGAATTACACGAACAAGCGCATATTGAAAAGAAATTTACTATTGAAGAACTGCGAGAAATCAACGAGATTTATAAGCAAAAGTTAAAAGAATTAAAAAAGTTGTATATTTGAACCAATGAACAGAATACTTACAAAACTTTTACGGGTTAATTTTCGTCAATACGCTATGAAAAGACGAACGCCTAACCAATTTTTAAAGGAATTTAGCTATGAATCGTTTGTAAAGTTAAACCCTGAAGAATGATTATAATAGGATTAATAGCTTTCGCTTGGTGGTGGTGCGAATTCGAACCGCTTCAATATTTAATCGACGGTATTTTTTTCTGTGTTTCAAGTAGTTCAATTTGCATTGACAATAACTTGTTGCTTAACGCTCTGTTTTCCTTTACTATGGTGTTTAAAACAGCTTTAATCTGCTCGAGTTCGTCTTGTTGTTGCGCGATGCCTTCCGCTCGTTTTGGTTCGAGGCGCTTTCGAAACTCGAATTTATTCCAAATTGAATTGATATTTATGTAAGCAAGCTGTATTGATATTTCTTTATCCATTTAAAATAGTTTAAGTTGTTTAATTGTAGTGTAACCAGCAAGAACTTTTTCCGTGTTTGGGTCTAAAATATCTGCAAACTCTATCTCGCAAAATGTACCGCAGTCTGGAACTATTGGAGGTTCGTGTTTTCCTTCATTCGGTTTCAAGTCTTTAAGGTATTTATTTTTTATACAAGTTGCACCAATTTGCTTTTCAAGTTCTGACATCTTATTAAATTCGTTTGGAAAATGTTTTCTTACGTGGTTCCAGTAACCCTTCCCACCTTTTACACAACCGATGCAGTTATTGTTATGAAATCCTAATTCGTACATTTTAGGTAATTTAATTCCGTTTTTTAGTAAAATTTCAGCACATTGACTTTTTGTAATCTTTCTATCTATTAAAGGGTAATTCGGTTTGGCTTGTGGATATTGTTGACTAAATCTTATTGCTCTATTAATTTCTTTCTTTTCAAACTCGAAGCCAAAAATTTGACCGTCAAAATCAATTTCTTTTTCTATTCTATACCTTACATTCTTTTTCAAATGTAATGTACACGGCGCACCGTTAACTCCGTTAATGTATTTAATCTTTTCTATTACGTCAAACTGGTCTTTGTATTTTTCCGATTGAACTTTGTTTATTTTTTTACCGTACCATTTTTCACAATCTTCAATAAAACGTTTATTGTCTTCGTGTGCTGAATCTATTACAATATAGTAAAGTTCTACGTTTTCAGTTCCGTATATTTCAAGTGCTAATTTACAAGCTACTGCGGAAGTTACACCGCAAGAAAACCAAGCTATTTTCATAGTTAAAAGGGCAAATCAAAATTAGTATTTCTTTTTAAATCAAATATTTCGTCTTTTCGTTCGAGTGGATTAACACCAGCGCAAGTGAACCCCGTTCCGTATTCGTACTTAAAACGTACCGCATCGTTTAACGGTGTCGGCTTACCACCCGTCTCAGTTTCTTTTACTTTCTTAACGTGAACGTGTGTATACATCCAGTTTAACGGGTCTGCAACGTAACGATGAATTACTATAAAATCATCCGCTCTATTTCCCCACTTACCGCCGCCTTCAGCGTCTGCCATATTTGGAGGCATTGGATGTCCTTCAAAGTCGCCTTCTTTGTGAGTCTTTCTTAGTGCCTCAGTTGCTGCGTGAACGCATAAATAAATTGTTGTATTCGTCTTTTTGGCAAATAACCTTAGTTTAGTTGCGATTGTATAGTCGTAATCGTGAGCGTTAAAGCCTTGAGGTCTTACAAATGAGTTGTGTGGGTCAATCATTAACACATCATAGTTACCTAACTTTTGAACTTCTTGCATAAACTTTTCAATTGACAATGCTTCAGAGGTGTCTATAAAGTCAAAGTGTAATTCGATGAAGAGTTTAGCCGTCTCAAGTTCTTGCTTATCCATTTCGGTTATTTTTTTACCTAAATACAACTCTATTAAGTTACGTTTCATTCCTGTAACCGTGTTTTCAGCACTATAAATTAGGTGTTTAAGAGAGTGTTTCACACTCAAACAAAGAAGATAGTACAAAACGAAATAAGTTTTACCAGTATTAGCGTGTCCAAGAACGATGTTGAAAGACGCTTCCTTAAATCTTAGGTAAGTATCTAAGTCTGTACCTATACCTTTACCAATAGGAACTTCGTTCCGTCTAAGCAACTCTAAGAAGTCATCGTTGTTTCTGTGGTTAATTAACATTAGTCTAAAATTACAAATCCGTTAATATCGATTTTAGGTTGTCTAAGTGGTTGTTCTTCTATATTTATTACACTATCACTTACACTAACACTTACAGCTTCGTTTGCTTCATTTTGCTTCGTTTTGCTTCGTCTTGTTTCACCGCTTTTAATACCGCCTTTTTTACCAGCTTCAGAACGGGCTAACTTAGTCTTTTCCCATTTACATAAATCACGCTTTAAAGTCTGTTTGAAAGGCTCAAAAAGTAATTCTGTAATCCTATCCGAGTTCGGTTCTAAATCGTTGACGTATCGAAACAAATGTTTAACTAATTTACCAGCTTCCTCGTCTGTTAATTTTTCAAATGTAGTAATCCAATCCGCATAAATTACTACTCCGTTTTTGTCTGTTGCCATTTTCTAAATTTTAAGCAATAAAAAGCCCGACCATTTTACTTGCGGAGTCTCACGTCGCTTTCAAATAATCGGGCAATAATACCGTTCGGTTAACTATTTTTGAGACTCTAACCTACTAAATAATAGTAAAATTTATCAAAGTGTTTTTTTTCTATCGCAATATTTTCGCCATTCCTCCATCGTCCACACTTCAAAGACTAATTTAGGGTGAATGTCTAACCGTTTAACAGCGTCTTCTTTCGAGTAAGCTTGGACAATAAAGTAATCGACTTTGTTTTCAATCCAAGTGTAAACCCTAAACGGACGCTCAGAAGGGTACGTCGAACACGCTTTCTTCTTTCTTGAAAGGTTCGCTAATCTTGGCACTAAAGAATTTGCCATTTTTACCGTCTTTAACCCATAAGGCTATATCGAAGTCTTCGCCTTTTACGTTTATTTTACCTTTATAATCAGGGTGGTTATCCGCTTTTTTGTCGTTTTTAAATATTGCACCCGTGTTTGTGTTGTCGTAAGTCATAACTTTTTAATTTTAATCTAAATTTACTTTATTTTCTTCTAATATACTAAAGAATTTTTCTCGTATTTCTTGGTAAATTTCCCATTTAGCTTGGGTTAGTTCTCCGTGTTTTAATTGCGAACGCATCCACTGGTTAAAGTCCCACAAAGCAACGTGGTAATTAAGTCCGTTTAAATACGGTTCAGCATCTTGCATTGATTCAAATTCAAGTGTTATTTTCATTTTTCTAAAATTTAAAGGTTAAACAATCCTGCCCAATATAAAAGCAAAAATTCAATTCCAACCGCATATATTGAAGTATAAAGATTAAACTCACCTCTAGGTTGTCCGTGTTTTTTTGCACTAATTAAAAGACCAATTGACCATAAAATAATTAATAAAATTACTGGTGTTTTCATTTTAGTATCTTTTAAGTTTTTCAATATAAAGCGTTGCATCCATTAACTCCTCCTGAAGGTGTTCAAGCCATTGACTAAATTCAACGTCCAAGCGGTCTAAATTAGTTCCGTATTTCGCTTGGCCTACTCGGGAACGCTCCCAGTATTTAGCCATTACCGCCATTAAAACGCTATCGTCGTTTTGAATCGGTTCGTTTTCGTGTGTTATGTTCATTTTATTAAGGTATTAAAATATTTACGACATTCTTCTATTCGTGTTTTTATCTGCTCGATAACGTGTTCATCGTAGTTGAATAAATAAGCCTTTACTCTTCGGTCTTCTTGTATATTATCGAAATTGTGAGCAGCCATAACGTCTCGAATAGTTTCGTCACTAGGTTCGATTTCGTACTTTGACCACGCCGTTCTTCTGATTTCATCGTCTACAATATTTGAAGGTGTATTAACTAAACAATAAGCAACCATTCCAAAAGGTTTCCCAGTAAGCCAAAGGTAACCTTGGACTTGGTAATAATAGTCTTTATTTGGAAGTTCGTCTTCGAACCACGGGAACGTCAAAGCATTCCAAGAACTTTTAACATCGATTACCATTTTATCTGTTATAATGTCTGGTGTTCCTTTAATGTAATCGTTTTCAAAATAGTCTTCGTTTTTTGTTACGAAACCCAACTCAAGAACTCGCTCCGTTAATTCAATTGAAGCTTGTTCAACTTCATTCCCCTTATCCGTGTACCTAGAATTAAAATCCTTTTTAATACCGTACAAATGTTCTAAAGCTAGTTCTTGAATATACGATTTCGTTGTTTGACTTAACACCTCCGATTTACTCCGAGAGCTTGTCATAATTTTCCCTAATTGTGAGCATCTTATTTTCATAGTTTTTCGATTTGATTAATTACTTCATCAAAATATCGTATTTGATAAACATTTTCGCTTTCACTTCTTATTAATTGACAGCATTTTATAGCAAATCTTTTTGACGTTTCAAGGT